AAATTGCTTGCATTCGTTCAATTATTGTGTTAACCTATATCATAACCAATTTATTCATAATAGCCGGTATCATACATCATTGGTAAAAGGAAAAACTATGCGAAGAAAAGTAGTATTTGCTCCAGGTTCACTGGACAGTTTTGAAGGCACACAAGAGGAATTAGATTCACTAGTTGACCAATTGGTTGAGACTCTCCAAGATAGTGCTTTTGAGAATCAGGTAGCAGCTTGGGACCTAGACGAACTAGTTGAAATTGATCCCGATATCGCTGAAGCGGTATTATCTAACCCTACTAAAAGGACACTACATTGAACATTAAACAAAGATTTTTTAATTGGCTTGGTAACCAAATCAATCGCAGCAAAATGGAAATGGAAACAGTTGGCGCCATTGATTCAATGGCGGCCAACGTCAAGATTCGACGGGGGTCACAGTTGCACTTAGGAGACTCACCTGACTCGGTACTAGACGGTGTGCCGCTTAGGCTGTCCATTCACCGGGCCAACGGTGGTGTTGTGGTAGAAACACGAACGGTTGACAGGGCAAAGGATCGAGTATATAATGAACTGTTCCTGATTACTGAGGACCAAGATCTCGGTAAAGAACTAGCAGATATTATTACTATGAACAATTTGAAACACTAGTGGACCGTATAAAAGAAATCATGTTGATACTCCAAGAGGAGTGTGCCGAAGTTAGCCAAGCTATTAGCAAGTGCTTTAGGTTTGGCATGGCTGACTGCTATCCCGGCACAAATACCAGCAATCGAGATCGGCTAGAAGAAGAAATTGGCGACTTGTTGGTCATGATTGCACTACTGGAACAAGCTGGTGTCGTCACCGAAGCAGGTCTACATGCAGCCTTCAATGGCAAGATTGAAAAACTTAAAAAGTGGTCTAAAATTTATGGGTAAAATTAAAGTCAGCGAGCTGTTCTACAGCATACAAGGCGAAGGGCGTTACATGGGGGTGCCTAGTGTGTTCCTTCGTACTTTTGGCTGTAATTTTCGCTGTCGTGGATTTGGCAGGGCTAAAGACAGTATCCCTGCTGATGAAAAGATGAATCCCGAAGTAGCTCGTGTGTTAGGACTTAACGAACTTAACCCTTATGCTAGTTACGGCGAGCTGCCCTTGGTCACTTCAGGCTGCGACACGTATGCGGCAATTTATCCCGAGTTCAAGCATCTTAGCCCGTTATTAACTACAGATGCGTTGGCCGACAGCATTGTAGACTTGCTACCGCACCGTGAATGGCGCGATGAACATTTGGTCATCACTGGCGGCGAACCTTTGCTGGGCTGGCAACGCAGTTACATTGATCTACTGGAACATCGTAAAATGTCCAGCCTCAAAGAAATTACATTTGAAACGAATGGCACACAACGGCTTACCCAAGAGCTTTACGACTACTTTTTTGAGGAATGGACTAGGCATGGTAGGGACTACGATCGATTAACATTCAGTGTTAGTCCTAAATTATCTGTTAGTGGTGAATCGTGGGAAGATGCTATTTGTCCTAGAGTCGTTATGCAATACCAAGCACTAGGGTATACTTATTTGAAGTTTGTAGTAGCTACAGAAGCAGATGCTGCGGAAGCCGAACGTGCAGTTAGCGAATACCGTGCTATTGGATTTGGTGGGCCGGTATACCTAATGCCAGTGGGCGGAGTTGAAAGTGTGTATGCGCTAAACAATCGTCGGGTAGCCGAACTGGCTATGGCACGTGGGTGGCGCTACAGTGATCGACTTCAAGTTCCCCTCTTTAAGAACGAATGGGGCACGTAATGTTTGATGCACTAAAGAATCTTTTTAAACGATCTACCCCAAGTGAGAAAGAACTAGCCACACGAAACAACCAGCCTTGGGTAACGGTTACACGCTTTGAGCTGGACACCAACAACCCCGGGCAAGGTAGCTTTGAGCTAGATTGGAATCCACAATTTGTTGCTTGGCTAAAAAAGAATGGCTATCCTGGGGACACAGACGATGCTATGGTAGACCAGTGGTTCCAGCGTATTTGTAGACACGTAGCAATGGAAACGTGGGAAGAATACGGCAACATCCCGCCCTTAGTTCGACGTACACCTATCGACAAAGAACGCAGCTCATATAGTTAAAAAATGACCAAATATATTGTTATTGATACAGCTAACAGTTACTTTCGTGCTAGACACACAGTAAGTCGACAAGCCGACATTAGCGAACGCTTGGGCTTTGCTATACATACCACACTAGCATCAGTACAAAAAGTTTGGCGTGACCAATCGGCTGACCATGCTGTATTTTGTTTAGAAGGACGTAGTTGGCGCAAGGACCATTATGCTCCTTACAAGCGTAATCGCAGTGAAGCAAGGGCAGCCTTAAATGTACGTGAAGCTGAAGAAGATCGTGCATTTTGGGAAAACTACGATCAGCTAACTGCATTTATTCGAGACAAGACCAATTGCACTGTATTGCAACATCCTAGACTAGAAGCTGATGACTTAATTGCTGGTTGGATACAAAATCATCCTACGGACCAGCATATTATTGTCAGTACAGACACTGATTACTATCAACTGTTAGCCGACAATGTCAGTATCTACAACGGCGTTAATCGCGAGTTGATTACCATTAACGGCATAGTTAATGATCGTGGTCGTCCAGTAATAGACAAAAAGACCAATGAGCCTAAGGCAGTGCCTGATCCACAGTGGGCACTGTTTGAAAAGTGTATGCGCGGCGACAGCAGTGACAATGTCTTCTCTGCTTATCCTGGTGTTCGTACACGAGGCACTAAAAGCAAGCCCGGGCTACAAGAAGCCTTTGCTGATCGACTGAATCGAGGTTATAACTGGAACAACTTGGTCCTACAGCGTTGGGTAGATCATGACGGGGTTGAACATCGTGTGCTGGATGATTATCAGCGCAATGTTACACTGGTAGATCTCTCTGCACAGCCAGCAGAGATTCGACAGTTGATTGACGAAACTGTTGGTGCTGCTACCCCTAGACAATCACCTATGATTGGAACTGAATTTTTGAGATTTTGTGGGCGGCACGACCTAGTTAAAATTAGCGAGCAAGCCGCATATTATGTAGATATTTTTACAAAGGCACTAGTATGAAGACAAAAATTGCCAAGCCCATATTAAAAAATAAAAGCTGGGTCATTGTAGAAGATGGCCAAAAAGTTGGCACGGTTAATGCTGTAAATCGTCAGTACTTGGTTAAATTTACTACTGGCCAACAAGAAATAGTGCCCAGTACAGAAACAGTAAAAAAACGATTCAATGTAGAATTTGACAAGTTTCAGCCTGGTCCCCAGACTACTATCGTGTCCGATTATCCCACTGTGGGCGCAGTACACAATCCAGTATACGACATCGTACGTCGTATCCCCATGTATACTGTAAAGCGTCGCAGTCGCTGTTGGTATGCTGCTGGATACTATGCCGTCAACTACAATGGTTCTTGGACCGTAGAGCTTTGCCCCAAAGTTATCCACTTGGCACGTAATCCTTTCTGTGGGCCGTTTAAAACTAGAGATGACGCCGATGCGGTATCCGGTACAAATACCTTGGTGTGACCAAGACGGAAACATTGCTCCTTGGGATGTTATTTGTGTGTGGGCGATAGAAACATTTGGGCTGCCCGGGGACAGGTTTACTACACACCCAACTGAAGACTATATGGACTTTGTATTTTACAGCAAACAGGATGCTGAAATTTTTACTTTAAGGTGGATTTAATATGACCATGGCGCATGTTCAACAATTTTTAAATCGTGTACAGGTAGCACAACAAACTAACACCCCTAAGATTGTGCTAACACTTAATCAAGCACAAGACCTAGCTTTAGAAATTGGACAAATCCTAGCCGTGGCATTTGCTGAAACTGCTACTGCTCCTGCTAACGAAGCGGTAGCACTGATAGGAGGCAGTTTTACAGATAAATAGACTAGTCACATACGACAATCTATTTATTTAATGTCACGACCCAAACCCACTATACTATTAGAGCACATTGACAAATCCACTTATCGTTCAGATCAAGTCTTGGAAGCCGATGGTGTATGGGCTGTGTTCTATGACAATCGTCCAATAAACTTGAAAACCATGAATGTACTGGTAAATTATCCCGGGCCCAAATACAAAAAAGTAAGCCATAGTAATCGTGGACACGCGATTAATTTAGCAAAGAAACTAAACATCCAATTCAAAACCGATAAATTCACAGTGGTATTGTTGAATCATGGAACCACAGTCTGGCCCAGCCCTTGAGCGGCAACAACTCGTACAGCAGTATTTTGACGAATCAGCTCAAGCAAAGATCCGAGAAAAATACCAATTTTCTATCCTAGAAGAAAATAAAATTTGGATGTTTCCTCGTTGGGGAGGTCCTCGTACGAATCCCTATAGACTCAGTGAAATAGGGTTGAAAATTTTTAAAGCATATTCGTCTAGTACCGCACTAGAAGTTCCATTGGTCACCCGTGAGCTCAGTTTCCTGCCAATACGAGTCACGGTGGCCATCGCCCAATCACTGACTGAACCCTACTACATAGACACTTACCGATTGATACTGTTTGGTGAGAATGACCAAACTTGGGCACTGATGCACGATGTAGACGTACAAAAACTTTATAAGGCTGTTGCATAATGAATGAACCTGATGAAATCATCTTCACCAGTTTGGCCACTGGCGCTGTAGTAGTCAAGCACGGCCAAGAGCTAATTGGCACCTTACGCTACAAAGATGCGGCTGTAAGGGCTGCTATTGGATTTCGCCACCAAGATGAGGTCGAAACCGAAGAAAAACGACACAAAACAGCATAAAAAGTGTCGTTTTTCAACTACAGTTGACAGGCCATTTAATTCCACATATAATAGCTGAACTTAGCAAATTTTACGGAGAACACAATGTCTGCAGTAGTTAGCACTAATCGTACAGTTACCCTAGACCAAGCACGGCGCCGTGTGCGTCATTGTTTTGACATCAAACGCCCTGTGTTTCTCTGGGGCCCTCCCGGAGTCGGCAAAAGCGAACTGATTGCTGATATCACTGCCGAACTTGGCGGCCATATGATTGACCTGCGTATGGCACAGATGGAGCCCACAGACATTCGTGGTATTCCGTTTTTTAACAAAGAACTAGGCAAAATGGACTGGGCACCCCCAGTGGACTTGCCCGACGAAGAACTAGCTAGCCAGTACCCCGTTGTTGTACTGTTCCTAGACGAAATGAACTCGGCAGCTCCTGCTGTCCAAGCAGCCGGCTATCAGCTGATTCTCAATCGTCGAGTTGGCAAGTATGTACTGCCTAAGAATGTGGTGTTAGTAGCTGCCGGCAATCGCGAAAGCGACAAAGGTGTTACTTACCGTATGCCCAGCCCGCTGGCTAACCGTTTTGTGCATTTAGAAGTGCGTGTTGACTTTCCCAGCTGGGAAACTTGGGCTGTTAACAACAACATTCACCAGGATGTGGTTGGCTCCAGTACATTTGCCAAACAAGACCTTTTTGATCATGATCCCAAGAGCGCAAGTCGTAGCTTTCCTACTCCACGTCGCTGGAG